GCCGAAAGAGTTCAAAGATTATCAAATTATCCACAAACTTACGGATGTTGAAATAACGTACTATTTTTATAAATGGCTATCGCTTAATAAGAACTGGAACGCTCTTAAACGGGAATATCCAACCACACCGGAAGAAGCGTTTGAAGCATCTCTTGAATGGGCATATTATGCAGTAGAGATGGCATTGGCTGAACAAGAGAACAGGATAAAGTTTGTTGCCTACGATCCCGCGCTTAAGGTTCATACATCATGGGACTTAGGAGTGGGGCCCAACTTGGTAGTGGGATTTTGGCAACGCATACCGACAGAGTTGCGCTTGATAGATGTGTGGTACGGCATGAAAAGCGAGGGTATTATGGATGCATGCCAAGTTATGCAAAGAAAGAGGTACATCTATGGCAAGCATTTTTTCCCGCCTGATGGGTGGGCGCACGAAGAAGGTTCGGGTAAAATGCGTGTGGATTACGCGAAAGAAATGGGATTTGAACCGACACCGGTGCCGAATTTAAGCCCTGATGACCGCATAGACGCCCTACACCGCGTGTTTCCTCTGATGTTTATCAATAACTCAACTCCCGAAATGCGACGCTGTATAATCGCTTTTAAGCAGTATCAGTGCGAATGGGATGAGAAGAGGGGGAAACCAAAAGACACGCCTTTTAAGAATTGGGCAAGTCATTTTGCAGACATGGCGCAACATGCCGCAGTAATGGAAGACCAAATGACAAACGAAGAACGAAAGACGAAACAATATCGTCCTCAATGGAAATCCTATGGCTCCTTATCGTAAAATAAGATGCAAGCGTTGCGGAACGGCGTATATAAAAAACGTTCCTATTGAGAACTGTAATAATTGCAAGACAGACGAAGAATGGGAACAAGAAGAAGTTTTATCTGAACCTATTGCAATTAGCGGATGGAATAGAAAGATGTTATAATATAATGACCGTGTAGTGGCGGGTTTTATATGATTGGAAATCTGCCCGTAAAAAATGGAAAAGTTGACTTGGCTCTCTCTCTTTTTCAACCATCAAAAGAGATAAAAGATTTCACGCGGAAAGTAAAGCAAGACGTGGAAACCGGAGATGAGATACAGCACCGCGTATTTAATGAATTTAATGACGTGAATATTCTAACCCGCATGGATACAGACCAGCGGCTTTTTAATACGTTTGTTCCTCCACCTTCTAAAGACCCGGATGAAGCATGGCAATACCGAGGACGCAGGGCAACCAGCAGAAATAAGCTTATAAGCATAGCCGCTCATGTTACGACAGCATTGTTATACCCCAATGTGTTCGCGCAGAATGAACGGGATGAAGAAGACAATGATGCCGCAGAAGTAGCAAAAGAGCTTATAATGTGGAACATTGAAAATTCAACATACGAGCAGACGTTCTTGTTTACCATTATTCAAGGACTGGTGAATCCTTGTATGTACTTGGGCGCGGAATACAACGAAGTAACGCAAAAAATACGGACAAAACTGGATAATGGCGAGATTTCAACCATTGATGTAATTGATGAGATATTATCGGGATTCCAAACATCAAATATAGCAGTTGAAGAAATGCTTATTGCCAATCCCTATCAGCACTATCATCAAAGACAGAGGTTTACCATACGCAGGAGGCATGTTGATTACGACGAACTGGAAGCGTTGTGGGAACATCATGATAATTGGAATTACGTAAAACCGGGCATACGACAGCTTTACGATCCTGGAAGTGAAATGTTTTATGACCAAAAAGATGAAGAATTATCCACGTTGGGAGAAGAAGTATCGTATCGTAACAGGAGGGATGATACCGAGGTTGTGTATGTAAACGGCGTATATCTAGGAAATGAAAATGTGGAAAATAATCCATTCAAACACCGGGATAACCGCAACACGCCAAAATATCCGGAAGTAAAACGCGGATATAAACCGATAGACGAGGGAAGATTTTATTATTACAAATCAGCGGCATTTGAGCTGGCTCCTGATGATGACATCTTAAACGAAATGTGGCGCATGTCGCTCAACGCGGTGAAACTTGCAACCTTTATGCCGGTGTCGGTATCGGGAGATGAGATTATAGACGGGGCGGTAGTATTCCCCGGCGCGGTAACGCATTTTAATCGAGATACGAAAGTGGAAGCCGTATTGCCAAGACAGGATATTGCTTCGGCATTTAACGCGGTGCAGAACATAGAACAGCAAATGAGTGAAACATCACGCACGGACGCAACCCGTCAAGGCGTTTCCTCGGGCGGTTCCAATACCGCGTTTGAGAAAGCAAAAGAAGAACAGAACGCGCGTATTGAATTGGGCGTATTCGGAAAGATGATAGGCGGATTGGTTGTTGAGGTCGGCGATCTTATGATAGATATTATCTTGCATCACGAAACAGTGGCGCAAGCCGAGGAGATATTGGGAGGAATGCAAAGATTAAACTTTCGTAATTTCTTGCGGGAAGATACGGTTGACGGCAAGCAAGTTACAAAGAAAATAATGCTTACGGATGAATTTATGGGACGAAACTTGACGAATGAGGAGAAACTGCAGAGGTCATTTCAGCTTATGGAAGAAGAAGAAGTCAAGCTCAAAGGAGGGGCGCGTATTTATAAAGTGAATCCAAACCTGTTTCGGAAGCTGAAATTCAAACTGCGCGTGGAAGCAGACCAATTACTCCCTAAGAATGAAGCGTTTGAGAAAGCATTGGGACTGGAAGCGTATGACCGCATGATTCAAAATCCATTCGTAGACCAGCAAATGGTAACGCGGGATTTCTTGGTGAAAAACTTTGCAAAAGGAGATGTGGATAAATACATGGCAAAACAAAACGCGGTACAACAAGAGGTATCGCGCGAAAAAGAAGGTCGAACAAGCGCATTGGTTGAACAAGTCGCAGGAAACGGTTCCGCGAATCGCATGGTCAATCAAAGCGTGGTATGATATAATATAGGAATAAAACAATACTATGCCAAAAGGAAAAAGCTACGGAAAAAAAGATAAAAACGATAAAAAAGACATGAAGAAAAAGGTCGTTAAAAAACCTAAGAAGAAATAATCTATGATTTTCAAAAACCAAGACAAATACGAACGCGCTCAAGTCGCGGCAAAGAAAGAGCATGGCGATAAGATGACTGATGAACATGTGAAAGAATGGTATTTGAAGATGGGAGGACGTATCGAAGGCGACAAAAGCACCTATATAGGCGCGTATGACCCTGTAAAAGCCGCGCAAGAAGCGGAATTGGTGCATGAGAAGTCCGGTAAGGAAGTGGAATCATTACCAAAGCCGAGGCGCAAATGAAACTCTGGTTGAGGAAACGATTTATAAACTTTCTTACCGCGCACCTTTTCAATACCATTTCCGAGGAGGATATTCTTTATCTCAAAGGCACCAAGTATTATTACAAAGGAAAGCTATTGGATGAAGAACGTTTGGAACGGCTTAGGCAATCCGCAGATGTATTCGCTGACTCTCTTTTGTGGGACATCATGTCAAGCGAAGTGAAATACCAGCTTACCAAGCAGATGTACTACAAAGAGCAGAGCAACAACGATTTACTGATGGGAAAAGCTGGACTACATGTCCTCAACATTATTGAGAGAACATTGCAAAGATTAAAAAAAGAGCATGCCGACCAGTAGTGGGGTTGGCGTTGGGCGTCCATTAGGAGGTTCAACCAATCCACTACTGGTTGAACGTCCCGAAAGGCCGCCCAAGCGCGGCTCTTTTTTATGCCTTACGCTTGGGATAAAAGCGATTACAAATAAAACGGCCACGCGTGCCTAACGCGATAACACTATGGACGAAGATACAAAAAAAGAGAAGGAAAACTCTGACTCTACTTCGGAGAAAAAACCAAAAGAGGAAACGCCTGAAGAAAAGTCGGAAGGCGATTCAAAACAGGACATTGACTATTATAAAACGGAGCTCGAAAAGAAACAGCGCGAACTGGAACAAGCGAAACACGTTCTTGCAAGCAAGCGATACGAGAAAACACAGGAAGAAAAGAAAGATGATGAAACGAAAGAAGATACCGAAGAAGCTGACGAACGCACGCGCCGGATAATCCGTGAGGAGAACCAGCGCTTTGCTCTCGTACAAGAAAAAGAACGCATTGATGAGCTTGTAAGCGGTATGTCCCGCAATGAGGACGAGAAGAAACTCATTCTGCACCATTTGGAACATTCTGTAGCTCTCGCGGGTTCAGCAAAAGAACGGGTTGAAAACGCCTACTTCATAGCAAATAAGGGACTTATCTCTAAACAGCTTGAAGAACTCGGCAAAGCGGCGTTTTCAAAACAAACCCGCTCATCAAACGGAGGAGAATCAGGGCAGAGGAAAGAAAACAAGAAAAACAAGTGGGATGAGCTTTCGGAAGCTGATAGGAGATTCCTACAGCGTTCCGGACTTACGCAATGGGACGAAGTGAAACAACGCTGGAGCAAACCAAAATAGTCAATGTCTGCATTATTGGCCTAGAAAAATAAATTATGGCTCGTGCAGACATAAAAATTGTGAAGAATCTCGGCCCGGTTGTAAAATATCGGACGGACGACCGTACAACGTCTTCGGCTACCGCGACAATAAAGCCGGGTGATGTGGTAAAGAAAGGCGGCGCAGAAGGCAACTTTGCAACCATTGTACTTACCGGCGACCCGGAAGTTGGGACTGATATGGTTCTTGGTGTTGTGGCTTCAGAATCAACGGAAACATCGACGGCAGACGGCACGGTGGATGTATATTTCCCCTTATCAGGACAGGTTATTCGCGGAAAAGCGGCAACAGCCGCAAACATTGACACGGACGCAGAACTTCTGCTTTTACTCAATGACTCCGTTGCGTTTGATCGCTCGGCGGCAACTGAAGATGGAACATTGACGATTGATGAAGATGAGGGCGACGATCCGAACGTACACGGTCTTACAATCATTGACGGCGACACATCCGCAGGCACATTAGATTGCTTGTGGCACATTTTGGCGACCGTAAATGGAACGACTATTTAATAGCTAATTTAAACGATTATGGCAGGTCCAAACACAGGATTGTCGCCGAATACCGTAAAAAGCGGGTTAATAATCTAGCCCCTAGTAAGAAATAACTGTATTTGGTATCATGGAAGTATGATACCTACAAAAGAAGAACTAATACATTTGCACGTTAAAAATAGAATATCTCTTGCGAAATTAGCGAAACAATATGGTTTGTCCCGTTGGAAAATGCATAATCTTTCCCATGATATATATAAAATATCATCACCTTACAGGGTAAAAAACTGGATTGATAAGGATGAAGTAAAGCGATTGTATATATCAGGTGTTAGCGCGTTAGAAATAGCAAAAAAGTTTAACGTGAGTCTGCATCCAATCTATTGGATTATAAAAAAAGCGGGTATTACCAGAACTATAAGTATAGCGTTGAAAGATAAGACAATATGGAAAGGAAGAAAACATAAATGGGAAACACGGCAGAAAATAAGCAAAGCTCGTATGGGTAAATATACAGGCATGCACAATCCAAACTGGAAAGGCGGCATAAAACACACAAGCCAATATAAGCGGTTAGGATTTGAATATAGTACCTGGCGAAGGGAAATAAAACACCGTGATAGAAAATGTTTAGAATGTAATACTGTAGAAAAACTTGTAGCTCATCACATAGTTCCTGTACGAAATATAAAAGATTTATTTTTGCTCACGGATATGAACAATGGGATAACGCTTTGTAAGAAATGTCATAAAAAAACCATATATCGCGAAGAAAAATATGAGATATTCTATCGCGCCTTACTAGCAAAGGCGGTGAAAACGGGGAAACCTTAACGTAAAGACGAAGGCAATCCCGTGCCAAGCCGAGAAAGTAATTTTTCGGAAGGTGTAACGACTAGAAGCCGAGTCCAGACAGGACAGTAATGCTTCCACGAGCGCCGCCCCCGATAAAAAGGGATGATATAGTCTGACCTTATAGGAAACTATAAGATACAACAGATAAAAAGCTGTTGTAATAACATAAACGTAGATGAAGTGTTTTACACCGAATTTGACTACGCGGAAGCCCCCGGTATAGCAACGGCGACAGACCCCATTTTCTTCCGCCAGAAGTCAACCCAACTCGGCGCGGTACAGACGGAGGAGTTCCTCCCGCCCGGCGCATGGGAAGAACATCAGGAGGAGGAGGAAGTGCATATCGCGACTGTACGCACGGGGAACAAAGCAACGCACACAGTCGCGAACTACAAGAAAGCTCTCAAAATTCCGGTGGAATACTGGGAAGATGAGTATTTGGATGTTGTGGACAACGCGATAGAGCGCATGGGTATGCGCGCACGCACCACACGGGATAAGACAGCATTACAGAGCTACCCGAATGGATTTAGCACGTTTACCACGAACGCGGGAACGGCACTATGGTCAAACTCGCATACGAATCTTAACGGCGATACGATTGATAACTTGGAAACCGGCACACTTACTCCCGGAAATGTTGAAGTACTATTCCGTTCTCTTATGGAACAGAAAGCGCAAGACGGTGAAGGTGCAGGTCATCAACCGGCAGGTATTATCGTTCCGCCTATCTTGTTCCCAGACTTGAATGAAATTCTTGATACCGAATTAAAGCCCGGTACGGCACAGAACGAGCTTAACTATTTCTCTCATGTATATCCCGGTTTACAGCCACGTCAATCTCTTTGGATAGGCGCGGCATACTCCAGCGCGACAAATGCGAATACCTCGTACTACGTCGTGTCCCGCAACCACTCTATTACGCGGTGGGAACGCATTGGAATGTCAACCAGTTTGACGGATTATACGTTCGACGACCAAGACCGCTACACTTACAAAGGACGCTATCGCGAAGTGTATGCGGCTATTGGATACGAAGGCGCGGTGGCGGCCAACGGAACCGTGTAGATTCTTTATCAGCTAATTAAACAATTATGGAAAAGATAAAGAACTACAAGGCATTCGCTCTCTTTGCAGCAGGGTTATTTGTTGCGGCAGGATTTACCGTGCAAGCACAAGCAGGAGGACTGGAAACCATTAAGGACGCGGTTATTGCATTGACGGCTAAAATCTTGAACATTGAAACTCGCGTGATAGCTTTGGAAGAAAACGCCAAACTGGATACTGATGCAGTGGGAGGCGTAACCGCTTTTGATCAGCTTGATGTGGCATGGATTGAAACCGGAGACGTGGCGAGTACTACGGATGGAACATGGAACGCGCAAGTGCGTCTTGAACTTATATCGGCGGACGGCGTTGATGAACAATTTTGGCGGAATGATACAGGCGGTAACGCATGGGTATCAGCAGATTTACTGGATGTGGATATGTTGGGAGGCGTAGCGACTTCTCCTATGGACGTGTATGTTGCGACATCAACCGACCAACATCTTACCGACTACACGCATAAACAGAGTGCGCCTTCCGCACTGCTTAACCAGTCCGATAATCTTCTTCGCATAAATATCGCAACATCAACCGCCGACTTTACTCTGCGGGCGACCTCGACACACGCGACACTCATACGCCCTGGTGATTATGTGGTTTTGAAAATACTAACGGAAAATCATATATGCGTAGGTGGTGAGTTTGTCCAAACGGGTGCGGGACACTGCGAGGGTGCTACCTCAACGACGAGAGGAATTGATATTAACGCTGTCTTGAACGTATTTGCTACGTCAACACCAAAACAACAGTCATTCTAACCGTTCTTCACTCTGTCCGGCTTGTGAACGGACAGGGATGAGGAACGGTATTACAAACTCTTATAATTTAATGGATAACAACATGATAAAAGGATTTCTTCTCGGCATTCTTGGCGTATTCGTTGGAGTGGCGGCGGTAGGATTTTTCAAAATATATCCTCCAACAGAAGGTATCGGCGGCTCATTTACCGGACAACGGGAATGTACGATCTCCACAAGCACTCTTGCAATTATGGGAGATCATTCACGCCTTATATTGGGTGAATCGTCACGGCGCGCGTGGGCGGAAATAACCATGTCAACGTCAACAGACGCATATCTTGGCTTTGGACAAGCCGCAGTACGGCAGGGCCTCTTGGTTGCTTCCGGCACTATGTACTCTATTAACCAAGACAATCTATTTACAGGTGATATATTCGCAATATCGCGCAACACTAGCGCAAGTACAACCGTGGGGGTTGTTGAATGTTCCTATTAACTAACTTGATTTAGAATGTCTTTCACGGTAGCAAACTTAAAAAGCCATCTTACCGGCACTATTCATGGCGCGTCTTTGAATAAAGTCAAAAACCTAACTGATTTGATAGATAGGGCGGCATGGAGTTTGCTTGGGGCTATTGATCCAGCCGAAACAAAGCGGATACAACAACTCACGAACGCGCTTCATGACAGCGTATATGATTATCAAGCACCGTCTGATTTGAAAGGCAGAAAGGTAATTGACATACGACCCCAAGTTAATCGGGAATTGGGGGATAACTTCTCTCAAGGTTTCGCGGAAGCGTTTGACATAAGGAAAGCTCTCTCAAGCGGAAAGGACGTATTTACGGTACAGCATAATTCCGGAACGAAATCACTTCGCATAGCGAAAATCCTTTCATCTCCCATAGTAATTAACGCGGTGAATGATGTGGACGATAACGGAACGTGGGAAGCGGGAGGCGGAGCAGAAAACCTTACAAAAGATACGGTGGATTATGTATCGGGAAAAGCATCACTTAACTTTGATGCTGATACTTCAACCACCCCGCACGTTGAAAATGATGATATGGCGCAGGTTGACCTTACTGACCATGATGAACGTTCGATAATCTTTATATGGGTTTATCTGCCTTCTGCAAGCGCAATTACAAACGTAATTCTGCGGTGGGGTAATGACACGTCAAATTACTGGTCACTGACGGTTACGGAACGGCATGACGCTACTGCGTTTCAGGACGGCTGGAATCTCTTGGCGTTTGACTGGAACACAAGCACGGAAACGGGTACGGTTGACCCGGCGGCAATAGATTATGTCCGCGTAACCATAACGAAAGACGCGACTGCCGACACCGATTTTCGTATTGATAACATCATATCTTCTCTTGGAAAGAAATTTGAAATTGAATACTATTCAAAGTTTTTATTTAGAACATCTGGCGGAACATGGAAAGAGAAAACAACGGATGACGAGGACATAATAAACCTTGATACCGAAAGTTATAACCTGTATATAGCTGAATGCATGATGGCGATTTCTCAACAACTGCAAGGAGAGGATTCGTCTTTTGACATGAATTATTATAAGACCATGCTGTACGGCGAGCCGACATCTCCGGACGAAACACGCAGACGAGGAGGATATAAGCAATATATGATGACAAATCCGTCCGAGGTTATTAAACAGCAATCTAAATACTACAGATTGAGATGAAAAGATTTCAAACAATAACCGAAGTCTTGGGGTACTCCACAAAGCCGGATGTTACAAATAACGACCCGCGTTTTCTCGTGAAAGGAAGCCAGAACGTAATAATAAACGATGGGGAGAAAGTACAGACAAGAAAAGGATATGTACGGGATGGGAGTGCGAACACCGCAACTGACCCCATAGAATCATCTTATGACTGGTTTACTTCTACCGGTGTTGAAAGAAATCTACGCTCGTATGATGACGAGCTTGAAGTACGTTTTGCGTTGGATGGAGCGGACGCCGACTGGTATCGTGTTGCGGATGGTTGGGCGACGGTGGACTTCAGTTTCGCGGAATGGTGGGACAGTTCAGAAGTTCTTGACTTGCTTTTATTTGTAAACGGCGAGGACAAGATACAAGAATGGAGCGGCGGGATAGCAGAGGTTGCGTCCGCAACCGCGAACACCATTACAAAGAAAGGGACGACCACATGGGCGCAAAACAGGTTTTATTCAGCTAGAAACAGAACAGTAGTCATAAACGGAACGGAATACGCATACACGGGAGGGCATACCACGACTACGCTTACAGGCGTAACGCCCGACCCGTCGGGAGAGGCGGCAGGGTCAATAGTTATACAGAAAGTGGTGGAACGCGACAACGAACCGGCGGACGGGGATATTAACGACGTTCTTATAACATTTGAAAACCATCTTGTGGTCGGTTCCCATAAAACCAATACGGTAAAGGTGTCTCTAAACAGTGGAAATCCCGGTTCCGGTAGCGGATATTTGGCGTATACGGAATCATCTCCCAGGATTCCCGGCGAAGGAGCGACACTCATACTAAATCAGCCGACCGTAGGCTTCGGTATCTTAAACAAAGACCTTATTATATTCAGCGGTAAAGACAGGATTTATAAAACGGAGTTTCAACAGCTTGAAGTGAGCACAACGCTTACGGAAACATTGAACGTGCGCGAGCTTAAATCCGGTTCAAACAGAAGTGCTTTAGAACGCGACCTTATTGTATCGGTTGGAGATGCGATAGCATTTATTGACCACAATAAACAGCTTCGTTTGCTCACAAGCGTGGAACAGCTTGAAAGTCCCGTGTTCAAAAACCTGTCCGACCCCATAAAACCAGATTTTGACGCCGAGGACTTTACGAATGGACACTTAAAGTTTCAAGATAATAGATTTTATGTAACCAGCCCTGTAAACGGAAAGCTCTATATGTACGAAGTGCGGGAGAACGCGCAAGGAGAAGCAAAAGTATTCTGGCAACCACCGCAGTTGCTTCCCGCTCGAAGAATTGCCCGCATAGACAACAGCACCTATTTTCATTCAAACGGCAATCCGGAAACGTATAAACTGTTTGAGGGTACAAATGACAACGACCTCCCATTCAAATCAGTTGCCGCGTTTTCGTATCGGTCGTATGGAGATAGATACGCCCTGAAATCTTTTGACGAGTGGCTTACCGAAGGATATATATCGGCAAATACAAAGATACTGTTTCGTCTGAAGTATGATTATGACGGTGCCACGCAACAGGTTGAAAAGTTTATTGACGGCACGGATGACGATATTTTGTATCAACCTATCGTGGAGGGGTCGCTTGGAGATTCACCGCTTGGAGATGTGCCGCTTGGCGGAGGCGGAGATGAACCAAGCAGTGAGAATCCGAAGTTTAGAGTTATACATGAATTGGAATTGACTGACTGCTTTGAAGTACAGGCACTATATGAAACGGACGGCACGGATAAGCAATGGGAGATTTTATCTCAAGGGGCAAACATTAAAAAGTCTTCGCAAATACCGGCATATATAAAAAAATAGAAGTTTAATATAAACCAATGACAGAACAAATTTTACTAAAAATCGTTGAAGTACTGCTCATAATAGCAACGTTTCTTATAGGAGCAACGTCTGAACATATTTCCACGGAAGAAATGGAAGATTTATCAGCTCTTATGGAGGACGGTGTGGGCACCGCGTCTTTCAATCAAGTGGCGGGAGGAATTTATCGGTTGAAATCAGGGATCACAAGCTCGCAGACCACATTGCCTCTTTCCGGATTTACCATGCCGGTTACCGATAATGAGTTTTCTATGACTGACTTCGGAGATATTGGATATGGGACGATTGAACCGACCAGCCCCAATAATAAAGAGTTTGTATCATTCACGGGAATTACACAGAACTCGGATGGGTCTGCCACGCTTACGGGAGTTGAGCGAGGACTGAACTTTATATCCGATTTCACCGCGTCCACCACATTACAACTTCCTCATTCGGGCGGGTCCCGATTTATTCTTTCCAATTCTCCGGTATTTTACACTCAATTTCATAATCTAAATAACAATGCAACTTCAACCGCCAACCTTTCTTTCGGTTCCACCACACCGCCCCGCTTTGATTGGAATCCTAATTTTGGCAGTCATGCAAGCACTACATTGATCTCGAAAGGGTACGCGGATGATTTGGCTATTGCGGGCGCGTCTGACTCGAACGAAACCACCAAAGGCATTGTAGAACAAGCCACAGGTACAGAAATGGCTTCCAGCACTACGGCGGGAGACACCACCGCGCCTTTAGCTTTGACGACAAAATATTCAACATCAACGCCGGATGT